GCTATGAATAGCTTTAAAGATATCATGAATGAAGGTATGGAAGAAATTAGAATGACATCACGCGATGCCGTTAATTTTGGAGCAATGCGTCAAAACATGAAAGAAGCAATGGGAATGGCTCCTGCGGCTCCGAAGATAATGGAAGATCCAGAAACGGGTAAAACGTTTGAAGTTCCGCAAGAAGTTCAACAAGCAATGACTCGAGATTATTCTGCGTTAATGAAAGCAATTAACAATAAGAAAGGTAAATAATGCCATATCAAATAGTAAATGTTAATGATATAAGTCAAACTAATCCAAATATAGCAATTGGAATTCAATTGCCATTTAATGGACCAACAGGAGTAATATCATCAACTGTTACTAGTATAGAACAAGCAACGAGCAATTTAAAAAATTTGCTTTTAACATTTAAAGGCGAACGAATATATCAACCAAATTTTGGAACTGATTTATCTAGAATATTATTTCAACCAAACTTATCTAATCTTAAACCGTTAATAACGGAAACTATAACAGATGCTGTTGCATATTGGTTGCCATATATCAACATAACTGATATTGAAATAGTAACTGCCGAAGATGATCCGAATATAACATATGAAATAAAAATAACTATTTCATTTAATGTTCCAACAGCTTCGATAGTTAGCGATACTCCTTCAGTAACTATATTTGTAGAAAATAATCAATTAACGGTATCATAACATGGAAACAAAAAAAGATGTATCATATTTAGGAAAAGATTTTGGTCAATTAAGACAAAATTTAATTGATTTTACCAAACAGTATTTTCCAACAACGTATAGCGATTTCAATGAATCTGCACCAGGAATGATATTTTTGGAATTAGCTTCATATGTTGGAGACGTTCTATCATATTACGCTGATAATAATTTAAAAGAATCGTTATTAGAACAAGCATCGGAACGTGCTAATATATATGATATTGCTAAATCATTAGGATATACTCCGAATAATGTTGTTCCAGCATATGTTTCATTAGATGTATTTCAACTTGTTCCTGCAATTGGATCTGGTTCAAATGTTGCACCTGATTACAATTATGCACTTTCAATTAAATCTGGAATGCGTATAAAACAAAACAATGGTCTATCAGTATTTCGTACTTTGGATAGTATCGATTTTGATTTTTCTTCTTCAATTGATACAACTGAGGTTACTATATATGAAACAGATTCTGCAACTAATTTGCCTACATACTTTTTATTAAAAAAACAAGTTAGAGCAGTTTCGGGAGATGTAAGAACAGCTGTGTATGATTTTACCACTCCGGTAGCATATGATAAAATTGTTTTACCAGATACTAATATTATTGAAATTCTTTCGGTAGAAGAATCAGATGGCGATAATTGGTATCAAGTTCCATTCTTAGCACAAGATACAATTTTTGAAGATGTTCCAAACTTAATAGAAAATGATCCAGACTTAGCACAATATCGTGCTTCATCTCCTAGTTTATTAAAATTAAGAAAAACAGCAAAACGATATGTAGCAAGATTGCGAAGTGATAATAAATTAGAATTACAGTTCGGAGCAGGAATTTCAGATAATAATGATGAAGAAATTGTTCCAAATCCAGATAATGTTGGAAATGGATTAACGAGCGTACGTCGTGCAGTTGATATTGACATTGATCCATCTAATTTTTTATATACTAGAACATATGGACAAGCTCCTGCCAATACTTCATTAACCGTAACATATACCGTAGGAAATGGAATTGCAGATAATGTTCCTGCAAATGTATTAACAAAAATTGATTTTATTCAATACAATGATGATGTTAATTCATCAAATAGTGTACCACTAACAAATTTTGTAAAAACTACGGTTGCTGTAAATAATCCTGGATTAGCATCAGGTGCAAAGACTGCCGATACATTGCAAGACATAAAAAATAATGCAATGGCAAATTTTGCAACACAAAATCGTTTAGTAACTCGAGAAGATTATATTATACGTGCATATTCGATGCCATCAAAATATGGTAGCATCGCAAAAGCATATATCGTTCCAGATGACCAAATTTCTCAACAAGATTTTGAAACTAGTAGAATTGCAAATCCATTAGCAATGAACATGTATGTTTTAGGATTCAATGATAGTAAACAATTAACAACGTTGAATCAAGCTATTAAAGAAAATTTAAAAACGTATTTAAATCATTATAGAATGTTAACAGATGCTGTAAATATTAAGGATGCATTCATCATAAACATTGGTGTTAATTTTGAAATTTCAATTTTACCAAACTATAATAGTAATGAAGTTTTATTGCGATGTGTTAATGCAATGAAAGAATTGTTTAATGTAGATAAGTGGCAAATCAATCAACCTATTGTTAAATCAGATATTACAACGACATTGGCCAATATAAAAGGCGTTCAAAGTGTAGTAGGAGTTGCTCTTACAAATTTATATGAATTTAGGATATTCAGGCAATGTTTATGATTTATCAACTGCTACTAGAAACGGTATAGTTTATCCATCATTAGATCCTAGTATTTTTGAAGTTAAATTTCCAAATAGAGATATAAAAGGACGTGTCGTAAATTATTAATCCTTTTATATTTATATGTAAAAAGGATTGTAATGGGCGTATTAAATACGAATCGTTCACAAATTGTCGCCGGTGGATTGATTTCTGCTAGTTTCGTTAAAGACATATATGATGTATTCACAGGAAATGTAACTGAATCGGTTTCTATCTCCGGATCATTAATCGTTACCGGTAGTATTACTGGTAGTTTGTTAGGAACTGCAACTACTGCTTCATATGTGTTAAATGCTGTTAGTTCGTCATATTCTGCTACAGCTTCATATGTTGCTAATGCAGTTTCAGCATCTTATTCAACAACATCATCTTATGTATCTGGATCTTCAATTCGAACATTATCTGGATCATTTAATTATGTATCAGTTACGAGCAATTTTATTACACAAGGTACGGTATTCATGTATACGGCATCATTACCAACATCTGATCCAGCTGTTGTAAATCAATTATGGAGAAGTGGTAGTTATTTGATGATTAGTACCGGATCTGGCAGTTAAGGTAATTATGTTTAGAATATTTTATGCAAATAAAGATGCAACTTTATATGAAGGTGCTACTACTAGTAGTGCATTATCTGTTACAAACACCGGATTAGATGAAATTTTAGAAATTGGAAAATATTTAGATAACGATGGAAGTACTCTATTAAAATCTAGATGTATAGTACAATTTGATATGCAAGAAATACAAGATACGTTACAAACGTATTCAGTTGATTTAAATAATTGCAAATTCATACTTCAACTTTTTACAACCGAAGCACAGAATTTACCTAGTGATTATACGATCGATGCTAAAGTTGTAGCACAACCATGGATTAATGGAACAGGAACATTTAATTCAAATCCTATAGTAACTAATGGCATTCAATGGGCTAAACCATATGCATCTTGGTCATATGATGCACAATCAGGAAGTTCTTGGATTTCTAGTTCACAGCAAATACAAATAAATAGTTCTTCATTATATGTATCTGGTTCTGGCTATGGTGGTAGTTGGCTATGGCAATCGGGTAGTGGAGTTTTTAATATATCTAATTTTAATCAAGTATTTTTTACGCAACCTGGTTTAGAAACAAATGAATCATTTTCATATCGTACTACTGATATCAGTATGGATGTAACTGATGCTATAAAAATGTGGATTAGTGGTAGCGGTGGAAAAACTATTGATAATAATGGATTCTTATTGAAATTTTCTGATTCCGATGAAGCTGATAGTACAGTAGCAGGACGAATTAAATTTTATAGTAGAGAAACTCATACAATATATGTTCCTAAATTAACAATGTACTTTGATAATACTACGTTTACAACGGGTTCGTTGAATCAGATAGATTTAGAGTCATATGTTGTATATACGCAGTTAAAACCGCAATATAAAGATACTGAGATTACCAAAATACGAATATATGCTCGAGACAAATATCCGCAAAAATCTCCTACAAATTTATTTCCAATTGAAACCGTTAATTATCTTCCAGAGACTACATATTATGCAATTTTTGATGCCTTAACTGATGAAGCGATTATTCCGTATGATAATATTTATAATAAAGTTAGTTGCGATAGTACCAGCAATTACATTTATATTGATATGAATGGATTTATGCCGGAACGATATTATCGTTTAGAATTAAAAATTGTAGATGGGTTTACGGAACAATATGTAACCGATCAAATATATTTTAAAGTAGTTAGATAATGACTAAAAATGAATCAGAAAAATCACCAGTTATTAACAATAATTTACCAGACTCAGTTGCCGGTAAAATACAATCGTTATATCAAAAACAAGGTTTAAATTATATTTCAAATAATCCAAATATAATTCCTAGAGATGAAGCTGGTAATATTGTATTACAAGAACAAAACGATTCAAATCCATTATTAATAATTGATGCAATTACCGATCAATTTACTAACGAATCGGTACTTAGAGTTTTAGATACGCAATTTAAATATTTTAGTTTTCCTGCTCGAACTACAACTATTGAAGAAGAACCAGTTGATTTAGAATTAGATTTAGATTTAAATATTCAACAAATAGATATTGCCTTTGCTAGATATCGTCCTAGTGCAGATCAAAGAATTGCAGCTAGTTCAGATTATTCTGGAATTGAAATTAGCGAAGTTCAAGATGGGTTACCTCAACAAAAACCAAACTCATATACAATATCAAAAGAACTTAAAAATTCTGGAATTGATCTGCGATTTAGAATTAAATTGCAACATCGATTTGATGCGCCTTCGGGATATGGCACTGCATATTTTTCTTTGATTAAATCTTCAATTGATGGTTTGAATAGATCATATCGTACATACGAAAACGTTTCAGATTTATATCCAACAATTCCTGGATCGATAAATCAATATGAAGTACAAGATTTGGTTATTGATATTGTTATTCCAAATTCTGAATTTGAAATTGGAGATGTTTTTGGAATTGGTGCTAAAGCTGGACAAAATAATGATACTCAATATCATACAATCAATGCATTACAATCATATTGGGTGATAACAGATGCAAGTAAAAATGTAGATCTTTGGAATCAGGAGATAAATGCTTAATCAATATAAAAATATCAATCAAATTGTATCAGCATCAAAATCCAGTACTGGTGACCGTATATCAAAATCAAAAACAGAATTTTTTGGTTCGCAACAAGATGCAAAATATGTACAAGTACCTGATATAACACGACAAACTGATGATATTAAATTAGAATTTCATGTATATGCAGGAGATTCGTGGATTACAGGAAATCATCAAGTACAGAATCAATCAAAAATACCAAACTACGTAGATAAAAATACTAAAGCTCCAATAACCTTTCCGGCGCAGCCAGTTGCAATAAACATTAGTCAAGATTTGAAAACTTGAAATTGTCTGCAGGAAATTTTAGAATTGTTATTAACTTTTTTAAAAATTTAATTGGAAATTACAACGAACAATATTTGCGTATTGATGAAATATCT